GCCCTTTTCCCGCCACTAACTGCTATCCAGCACTCGCACTGAGTGTTCCGAGATCCCGTGCAGGCCTTCTGAGGGTTCCCAAGCCCTCTTCCAGCATCCGGGAGTTGTTTCCGTTAAGCAGTTCTTTCGGTTATATAATATATAATATGTATACTTAATATTAAACCCCTCCAATAGGAGGATTCCACACTGGTTCTTGCAAAGTCGTGGTTTTGTAGACTGTCTGAAGCTGCTCATTGATCGGATTGACGTCAGCGATCACATTCTTGTCAGACAACACATCCCCTGTCCACTTTTCCAAATCATCGAGCCAAGTAAACTTGGATGTCCTAGCATGTATCGGTTGCAAATGGTCATACATCTTAGAGATGAAGTCATTGCGCTCATTACGCTGTAACTGGTAATCCTCATCCTCTGGGATGGGGCTCAACCAGTTTGTAAACTGTTGCACTCGTTCATCCAAACCCAATCCCTTGTATAACCAAGGGATCAGGGATATCACATTCGCCACGTCTCCACGCCTAGCCAACAAGCTCGACGACGGATTAGTAGACCTGGTATGTGCAAACGAGAACTGATTCTCGTAATCCACTCTACCAAACTTACTTTCCTTTACCTTTCCTACCTTGCTTAGTTTTTCGGCGATTGCGTCTTTTTGGTGGTTGACGCTGCCGACGCCGTCGACGCGACCGAGGCCCTTTGCGAGAGGGGTTCGAAAGGATTACTCCAAACGGGTTCTCGCCAAATGGCCTCGGGGTCATCACCGAGTCGAAATAATCCGCGAGTTCTAAAACTGCGATGTCTCTCAACGGCGGTGGCTTTGCCATATCCAACAGCGGGTTATCGGGTTCAAGCTCCTGCTCCATGCAAAACACAAGCTCTAGCCTGTATTTGCCCCCTTGCGTGATTTCAATTCCTGCGGCCATGAAATTGTCATCAACCACTGAGTAACCGGGCGTGGCAATCGTTACGGGTGTTGAGGCTTGGTTGAGTGATGCTGCGCGAGTTGCTCCTGCTGGGTCTTGATCATAACAGGACATAACACCTCTTCCATACCATGATTGAAACTTACCGTTTGAAGCGGTAGTTTGGCTTTTAAGAACGCCTTCTACGCCAGCCTCCGGCCTACCCACGTACTCAGACGAGGTAGCCGTTGGCTTAACGTTCATCGGGAATTCATCAATGTTAACGAAGCCGGCGTTATTAGCGGCAATCGTAACAGTGGTTCCGTCGTTCTTAAGGTATGTTATCGCAAAGGAATTATTGGGAGTGTAACCATCCACCTTAAATCCCACATCATCAGCAACTAGCAATCCCTCAGCACTCGTAGCGGGCCCAGTGTACATCAAACGATAACCTACTGAGATCACTCTTGCACTAGAGACTTTTTGAGGGCTGACATTCTGCGCGCCGGGCCAATCGGCTGACATCGCCCCTGTGGCAGGAACAGCTCCCCATTGACTGGAGAGCTGTCCCGTATTCAGGAGCGTTGTATTGCAGGTAACCGATCCAGTCGAATAGACCTTAAGCGGGAACGGATACGCAGGAGAAATTCTCAACCGCGTGTACGTGTCCGCCACAAAATCAAAGGTCGGCTTCCAATCCCTGATGAGTGTTCTTCTCCCAATGCCATCCGGCGGCCCTGCCCTTGTTTGCAACAAGGAAAAGGGGGAGAATCTACAGTCAAGATAGGGATTGCCAGTCAACCTTTTATAATTGGGTCTCTGATGAATCGCTGTCTCCTCAACCATCTCTGTGGTTCGCATCATTGGCGTATTCAGCCGGTATTGTCCTCTTGGCTTAGAATACATAATGTTTATTGGCGTTGTTAGTTAGAAATAAAGAATTTATACTTGTTTATAATATCAGCTAGATCTTGGGTTGATCTTAGTCTCCCAGCAAGTTGCTCTTCATAATCCAATTGCATAGCTATCGGAATATTGAAGGCCTCTTCAAAATCGCAACGTGTCTCCATCGGAATATTCTTCACCTCACTGATATTCCCTGACACTCTTGCTGGGTACTTATCAACAGAACCAAGAGGCTTGGCTCCGATCGCTTCTGATATCATAAACAACGAAAGATTTTGCATTACGGGGACGCCTGATGATATAGCCAGTTCACAAAGACCAACAGACATCCTAAACCGTGGGAGACATTTTAGAAATTTAGAGTCACAGAAGCACAAGCGAGACATGGACCGCGAAGGATCTTTCACCATAAACCATACCAACCTACCCTCCCTGAGAACTCTAATTGGACTTGCTTGACAGTAGGAG